GACTATTGGTAGCACTACTAAATTAAATGTAAAACAATTTAACGAGTATCTAGAAAAAGTTAAAGAGTTTGCGAAAGGATATGGTTTTAAACTTGGCGAAGAAGAAATCAAAGACTAAAGATGAAAAAAATTGGCTCAACAAAATTAGTAATTTTGGTTGTGTTATTTGTAGAAAGCATTATGAGATTGACGACTTACCACCAGCAAATTGTCATCATATCCGACAAGGTATGGGAGCAGGTCAAAAAAACAGCCACTACATGGTGCTGCCACTTTGTTGGGAACATCATCAGGGTCAAGATGGATTTCATCATGCACCAAAGACTTGGCAAGAGAAGTATGGAACTGAAGCAGAACTTTTAGAATGGGTACTTAATAAATTGGAGGAATAATTATGATTGAGTTTGCATTTGTAATGGTAATTAATTTAGCACCAGAACCTTTAACCGATTGGCAATATGTTGGGTCATTTAATAGCTGCCAAGAAGCCAAATTATATGTAGATTTGCATTATCCAGATCCAAACAAAGTTGAAATGGAATACAAATGTCTGCAAAAAGAATATATTTATTTGCCAGAAGGAACGCAAATTAAAAATATAGACATGAAAAACAACAGCGTAAGATATTATGATAAACATAAAGTATGTAAAGCAAGGAGGGATTGTGATGGGTAAAGGATCAGGTCGTAGAAACGAAAACACAAAATTAGTAGAAGCAAACTGGGATAAAATTTTTAAGAAAAAGAAAGTAGACCCAGAAGAAAAAAGAAAAGATGATGGCTACGGAAACTTACTGGAAAAAGACAATGGCAAAGATTAGTCCAACACAAAGAACTTTAGCTAGGTTAAGAAAAGAGAACTGCGATTTAGTGGAGGTAACTGAAAAATGGTGCTCTTGGAGTAGGCGAAGGAAAGACCTCTTTGGGATAATAGACATCCTTGCATTACACAAAGGGGACACCATAGCCATTCAGGTAACAAGTTATAGCAACATTGGTGCTAGGGTAAAGAAAATTTCTGAAAGTCCCTCTATCGGCTTTATACGAGATGCAGGGTGGACAATTTTAGTAGAAGGATGGAAGAAAGAAAAAAATGGCAGATATACCTCCAAGATAGTTGATCTTTCGTGATAAGTAAAATAAATCAATAAAGTTGTAATTAATGTGCAAATTACTTGCATAGAAGTGTGTATTTGATATAATTAATGCACAAACAACAAAGGAGATTTACCATGAAATATCACATTTTACAAATTAGCTTAACAGATGCAGAAGTAGATTTAATCAACGAAAAAGGTCATGATGCTGTTGCTAGACACGCTAGACATTTAGATGAGGACATTTTAATTCATGACTATGATCATGTTGCTAACTTTGAAGCTGATGGTTTAGCTGAAGTAGTAGCTCTTGGCAACGCTGACATTGATCGTTACAACCATCCTCAAATTGACATTGTTATAGACAATCCAGAGCAAGGTCTTGCTAGTATTAGCAAAGGCGACATCATTATTGCTGCTAAAACTAAACGAGTTTACTATAGCACTGGTTATGACTTTAAAGTGTTAGATGTACAACCAGAGGAATTAGTAGGATTACTCTTTGACACAAAGGAGGTGGCATAGATGGAATTTTTATTTGACTTATTTGCAACCATCGGTCTTGTAGGACTGGTGGCTTGTCTACTAGAAGAAATTTTGTTATAATCGGAGGGTTGGGATAAGTTCGTCTTGAACTTTCTCACACTCCTTTGTAATGCCACTTTAATCGGTGGCATTTTTTTTATTTACAGGATGGAAAATATTATGTGGTCATGGCACTGGTTTGCAGGATGTCACTTTGGAGTAGAGTGGTATGAAGATATGAAGATGGATGACTCTAAAAACAAAAAGTTTTTTGAGTATTTTATTATTGATCTGGGGTGCTTACGAATACAGAAATGTACGCAAGTAGAGAATGTGTAATGAAAAAAAAGATGAAGAACAAGAACAAAAAACCTTACAAGATAAACATGAAGAATTACGCAGATGGTTTGAGTCTGTAGGAGATTGTGTATGACTGCCAAGAAAAAAGGTGCTGATGGAAAAGCGTGTTGGAAAGGTTACAGGTTTAATGGAACAAAAAACGGAAAAGATAGTTGCGTAAAAGTAAAACAAAAATCTAAAAAGTTTCCTTTATGAAAGACCCAAGACTAGAAAGAGCAGGTGTATCTGCATTTAATAAACCAAAAAAAACTCCAAGCCACAAAACAAAATCTCATGTAGTAGTAGCTAAAGTTGGAGACAAAGTTAAAACAATTAGATTTGGTCAACAAGGTGTTAGTGGAGCAGGAAGTAATCCAACAACAATAAAAGATAAAAATAGACAAAAATCATTTAAATCAAGACACGCTAAAAATATTGCAGAAGGAAAAATGTCAGCTGCCTATTGGGCAGACAAAGTCAAATGGTAAGCAGTCCTTGCAATGGAGTTTGTAAAATCATTGAGGAAAAGGATGGGGTAGCTAGATGTATCTCATGTAAAAGAGACTATGATGACCTAGCTCAATGGTTGTACTTGTCAGAAGAAGCAAGACTATATAGGATGGAGCAATTAAAAAATGGCTGATAGATATAAAACAATAAACATTTATGATATGTACCCAAACAGTGGTGAGCTAGAATTAGGTGCAAATTTAATTGACCCTATAGTAAGTGCAAATTTTTCAAACAGAACTGATTTAGGTAACAGTTATTTTGATGCTATGGTCGGTGGCTCATATCAACCAACTAACGAACAGAACAGAATAAATCCAAGAGCAGGTCTTTCAATGGGCAATAACAATATAAACTTGTCTGGGTTTATGGATGAATATCAAAAATCTATAAATGCTAATGCTGGAAACTTTTCTGGTGGCATAACAAAAACAGCTAATGACGAACTAATTAAAAGACTTGGCTACAATAATAATAATATTAATGCTAACATTGTCAAAGATCCATACAACACAACTTATTCTGTAGAAGGATTATTAGGTACTATGTTTGGTGGTGATGTAACAGCAGAAGCTATGAAAGACGACTACAATAAAAGGATAATGTTTAACTATCTAAAAAACTTTTAAGGAGCAATGACCCATAACGGAGTTGCATAACAATGGATAAAGAAGAACAATTAACATTAGCTAGAGAGAAAGCTGCAATAGCTAACAAAGGAAATACAAACTCTAGTAAAAAGAATAGGTTACTAAAAGAAACTCTGAACAGAATTGTTACTCAAGATGATGCTAAAAGAGCTAGAACTGTTATGGAAGCATTAGTAGCATCTGCTGAAGATGGAAATATTAAAGCTTGTGAAGTGATCCTAGAAAGACTAGAGGGCAAGGTTCAAAGTCAAACAGACATAACATCTAGTGATGGATCATTACAGTCTAACCTTAAAATAGAATTTGTAGATGCAGCCGACCCAAAAGTTTCCGAGTAAGCTAAAGTTTTTATTTGAACCACACCGATATAAGGTAGCTTATGGTGGGAGAGGTTCAGGTAAGTCTTGGAGTTATGCAAGAGCTTTACTAATGATGGGTACAGAAAAACCATTAAGAGTTTTATGTACTAGAGAAATCCAGAAATCTATTAAGCAATCAGTGCACACGCTGCTTAAAGATCAGATACAAGCATTAGGTCTAGGTGAGTTCTACGAGATAGTAGAGAACGCTATACGAGGAAAAAATGGGACTGAATTCAACTTCGCTGGTCTTGCTACCAATACAGTTGAAAGTATTAAATCTTTTGAGGGAGTTGATATAGTCTGGTGTGAGGAAGCACAGAACATTAGTAAACGATCATGGGACATCTTAATACCTACGATCAGGAAACCTGCTAGTGAGATCTGGGTAACATTTAATCCTTACATGGATACAGATGACACTTACAAAAGATTTATTATTAATAAACCTAACAACGCTAGAATAGAAAAGGTTAATTACACTGACAATCCTTTTTTCCCAAAGGTATTGGAGATAGAAAGAGAACGCTGTAGAAATCACAACGCTGAAGATTATGGAAACATCTGGGAAGGTGATACCAAAGCTGCTGCTGATGGTGCTATCTATCACAATGAAATAAGACAAGCACAAGAGTCTGGAAGGATTACTAATGTACATCCAGATGCTTTATTAAAGACTCACATTGTTATGGATCTAGGATGGAATGATTCTATGTCTATTATTTTATGTCAAAGAAATTTGTCCGAGATAAGGATCATAGATTACATAGAAGATGATCACAGGACTTTAGATAGCTACTCGGATCAACTGAAGCAGTTAGGACACAACTGGGGTACGATGTATCTACCTCATGATGCTAGGAACAAAGACTTTAAGTATGGAACATCAGCAGAAGAAATTATGCAAAGACTTAACTGGCAAACAGAAGTTATACCTAAAGCAAATATAGAAACTGGTATTAAGTTAGCAAGGATGACATTTGAGAGAGCTTACTTTGATCAGGATAAAACAAAAAGATTAATAGAGTGTTTAAAGAATTATAGAAGAAGCATCAATCAAACAACGCAAGAACCACAAGCACCTTTGCATGATGAATACAGTCATGGTGCTGATGCTTGGCGATATACTTGTGCAGTTGTAGATGCAATGAGTAACGATGATTCTACTTGGGATCAACCACTAGAGATTAACAAATCATGGATAGTATAAATGGCATACGATAAGAAAAAAATGAACGCTGATTCTGACGACAACAGAGAAATGTTAAATATTGTTGAGTCACATATTGATGACAGTTTAGGGTTTATTGAAACTGAAACCTCGCAAGAAAGACAGACTGCTCTGGAATACTATATGAGAGAACCTTATGGCAATGAGGTTGAAGGTCGTAGTCAGATAGTTACAGGTGAGGTTGCTGAAGTTGTAGATGGTGCACTACCACAAATTATGAAAGTGTTTACCCAAAGTAATAATGCTGTTGTGTTTGAGCCAGTAAATGAAGGTGATGCTGAAATGGCTGAACAAGCTACTATGATGGCTAACCATGTATTCTATAAAGACAATAATGGCTTTGAAGTTATGAACTCTTGGTTCTGGGATGCATTATGCCAGAAGGTAGGTGTAGTAAAAGCATATTGGGATGACAAGAAAGATACAACAAAAGAAAAATATGAGATGCTTACTGAAGATGAGCTGACCATGATTATGCAAGACGAGGAAGTAGAAATTGTTGAGCAAGAAGAATATGAGGAAGTTATAGAGCAAGACCCACAACCAGCAGTAGACCAAATGGGTCAACCTATAATGGATGGAATGGGTATGCCAATGATGATGGAAACACCTCCAATCATTAATGTTTATTACAATATAAAATGTAAACGCACAAAAGATTACTCTAAAATAAAAATAGAGAATGTAGCTCCAGAAGAATTTTTAATTGATAAAAGAGCTGTGACAATTGAGGAAGCTGATTTTGTTGCACATAGAAAATTAGTTACTCGTTCAGATTTAGTTGCAATGGGGTATGACCCAAAAGTTGTTGAAACATTACCTATGGGTGATACATTAGACTTTACACCAGAGAGGGTAGCGAGATATGCTAGAGGTGAGCAACCTTTTAATACTTCTGACACTAATGATGAGTCAATGGAGTTGGTTGAATATTACGAATGTTATGTAAGAACAGATATGGATGGCGATGGTGTAGCCGAGCTTCATAGAGTTTGTTATGCAGGCAATGAAATATTAATGAGTGAGGAATGTGACTATGTTCCTTTCCACAGTGTTTGCCCATTACCAATACCACATAAATTCTTTGGTCAATCTTTAGCAGATAGAGCCATAGATTTACAGTTAGTTAAAACAACGATTACCCGACAAATGCTAGACAATCTTTATTTAACTAACAATTATAGAGTGGGTGCAGTAGAGGGACAGGTTAATCTTGATGACCTATTAACATCTACAGCAGGTGGTGTAATTCGTATTAAGAATCCTAATGCGTTAGTACCTATGACAGTACAAAGTAGTGCAGCACAATCATTCCCTATGCTGGAATACCTAGATGGTGTACAAGCAAAAAGAAGTGGTGTATCAGAAGCATCACAGGGTCTTGATCCTAACATTCTCCAGAATGTGACAGCCACAGCAGTGAGTGCAATGAGTAATGCAGCAGGTGGTAAAATTGAATTGATAGCTCGTATCTTTGCTGACACTGGAGTTAGTTCTCTTATGAAAGGTATCTTACATTTGCTTTGTAAGTATCAAGACAAAGAAAGAATCATTAAGGTAAACAACAAATATATTCCTATGAATCCTAGAGAGTGGGACACACAATACAATGTCACAGTTAATGTTGGTCTAGGTACAGGAAGCAAAACAGAACAATTAAGTGTCATGCAAATGGTCTTGGATAAACAAGAGCAGATGTTAAAAGAATATGGTTTATCAAATCCATTAGTTAGTTTAAAAC